TGCAAAACCTTTATCTGTTCTTCAGCACTACGCAAACCAGTCTCACTAATTACATTCGCCTCTGCCGAAGTCTTCGCCGCTTGCGCTTTGTTCACCGCTATCTGACTAGCTACCATCGCACTATTTAACGCATTAGCCTGAACGTTCTCCATTCTTGCTTGCTGACCACTAGGCGTACTTGCGCCGCCTTTCGACGCCGCTAACATTGGATTCAAACCAGCCGCTTTCATATCTGCGATTGCACGCTGATACGCTGTACTAGACATCCTTTCCTCAAATGCCATTGCTTTTTCTGCTTGCATAGCATTTGCATAGTTCTGCGCACTAGCGCCTTGCTTAGTACCAAAATATCCTAATAATGCACTACCGGCACCCACTTCAGGGATGCCGATAGCGCCACCAAACACTTTATCGAGTAAACCCATATTAGAAATGATCGATTAAGCCTGGGACCGAGTACAATGGCATTGGTCTTGCAGCTTTGATATTGAAAAATGAGTCGAAAATGAACTGTTTGCCGTTGGCTTCATCACCTATTGCAACAATCCTATCGACTGGTGGCGTATCCTGAATAAACGTATCATTTAGTGCCGGCGCACTTACAAAATTCTGCGCCAAATGCCACGCATCAAGCGTTCCGCTTGCGGTACTACGGAACAAACTTGTTACCTGCGCTGGGTGGTACCGATACTCGGCCCACCGCTCCTGGTAACCAAACACATCGTCGTCCGTTGACGTGCCCGTAACATACAACTCTTTATTAAGAACCGCTTGTTCGCCCAAATGAGCGAACACCGGAAAATAATAGTCATATCGAGTCCGCCGACTCCACATACGCCGCAGTCCCTGCTGGTATGTTAGGTCTGCGCGAATGGCCGCCATCCCGATTACTACTCCGTGCTCTGTGAAGCTTTGTGTAAAACCGTGACCTGCAGCCATCGCCGTTCCCACGGCTGCCAAATTACCCAACGGCGTATTAGTCCCGCTAGCCGACGTCGCAGACGTCTGGGCAACGGGATTAATGACAATAGGAGTGCTACCACCACCCAGATACTCAGGACGCTGTAGCCGAGCATCTGGGCTAATGACGCCAAAGTGAGACCTAATAATTTCAGTATAACGAGTACCGCCACGTGCATCCCTTTCCAATAAACGCTGTGTTGCGAAACTCTCCCTGAGCTGGTTAATTGTCGCTGCGGTAGCTGCCGACAAATCAGCATACAAATTACCACCAGTAGCTGCACTATTATTCAATGTAACAATACCAGTGCTTAAAGACGCATCCATAATCTTTTGGATACCACTACTGTCTTCCCAGACAGTCACCTTTCCGGCCTCCGGAGAGCGAATAGGCGCCGATTCGCCCAATGGCAGCGTAACCGCCGTGCCCTTCTGAGGCCACGGCAACGCACTGGTAAAATAGTCATGACGCTTACCGCGTCGCTGAATCACATAATCTGTAGGATCATCTGGGCCATCGCCCTTATCTACAACCAAACTATCCTGCAGGTTTTCGTCTCTAAACCACTCATTCCAAATCAAGTTATACGCGCGCGTGTGCAGCGCGTTGTGGTTAATAGTCTGACCTGCAGTAACCTGACCAACCGTTGGCAGTCCCATATAGTCCTGCAACGAACCAATCGCATAACCGCCTGTAGGCGTCGGGCACTGCGGCACCGTATAGTCGATTGAATCACCTGGGTTCGCTTGCTCACCCATAAACTTCTGCCAATTGTCCCAAACCAATCGGTTTGGTACAAAAAAGAAAAATGTATCCATGTAAAGGTTGTCCATTACAGGATACAAAGGCGTTGCGAGTCGCGCAAACGCCGTCATCTTCAAATTAAACGTGTCGCCTGGCAACACTTCATCAACAAATATAGGTACCAGATAGCCTGCATCGAACGTTGTCTTGTGTGTAGTCTGAATCGCAAAAGAACTACGCGGGATATCTGCCCGCGGTACCATAGCAAACTTATGCGTGTCTACAGACTTATTACGATGCATTCTGGCCATCTGGATCCCCTTGTTCCGGTATCAAAAACTACGTTTTTAACACCGGCTTATTTATCAATACACTGGTCCGCTTGAACCAGTAGCTTCGGCTGATCATGCATCTCCATGATCGCCGTAGCATCATCATAACTGCCTAACTCATAAATTGCAAAGT